CTCGCACTCTTCAATGACCACCTTTTCGCGCACCAGCTCATCTTCCAGTTCCGTTCTGATGAGGTTCAGTTTTTCTTTCAATTCTGTAGTTACTTTCATTTTTTCTCGTGGTTGGATTAAAGTCCGTTTTCGATGGCGAACCAAGTGGGGAGCTCCAGGGTGAGGCCTTCCATTTTATAGTCTAAAACTCTTTTTACGAGGCTTTTCGGAATCCACATTTTTCTATTGGGAGCTCTGAATGAAAATTCCGCGTCGATGAAGAAAGCTTTTTCCGTTTCTTTCAGAATTTGAACGTCAACTTTAGTAAGCTTCCAAGTGTCTTTAATCTTCGATCCGATGTCATTGCGGACAATAACTTCCGGCGTTCTGATTTCAAAGGACTGGGCAATTTTCTTATTCATTTTCCGACTTGGTGTTAGATTAAGTCTTCGGTTAGCTCTTACCTCCCGTCAACAAAGCCAATCTACTATCATTTTGTGAGTATGTCAAATGAAAAAATCTTGTTTTGACGCGCTACTAAAAAAATCTTATCGTCCCGGAAGGAAAAAGAAACCTACCACCAAAAGAAAACCGGGGCGGCCGAGCCTCTACACCGAGGAACTGGCCGCCGAGATAGCCACCCGTCTTGCCAACGGGGAAACCATGAAATCCATCTGCTCCGATGACCACATGCCGGATGTTTTAACTGTCTGGAGATGGAGACATGAGCGGGAAGAGTTTTGTAAAATCATTCAACGCGCGCGGGAAGCGCAGTCGGAAGCTATGATTGACGCCTGTCAGGAGCTGGCCGACGAAGCCGCGAAAGTCGCCTTGGACCCGGAATGCGGCTCCGCCTCCGTCGCCGCGAAGAAGCTCGCCATTGAAACCCGGCTGAAAGTCGCCGCCCGCTTCGCGCCGGAGAAATTCGGAGACCGGGTCCGCCAGGACGTCGCCGGCGTTCCCGGTGCGCCGCTGGAACGGAAAATCACGCTGGACCCCGATCAGCTAGCCCAGCTGCAGGAAGACGAGAAAACCGCGTTGGAAACCATTGCCGGCAAACTCCATCCCTAACCCGTCAGGACACGAATCCCCGTCAGCTTTTTCTTGCGCCATATCCTCCGCCTTGACCCCTATCCATGGCAGGTGGAGGCCATCAAGGCGTTGTCCCTGGGCAAGCTGACCCTGGGAGGGAAAAGCGTGGCTCTAGTCGCTCCTAACGGATCCGGCAAGACAAGCAACTGCATCGCTCCCGCCATCCTGTACTTTCTCACCTGTTTTCCGCGGGGACAGGTCCCCGTTACGTCCTCATCGTGGTTGCAGGTAGAAAAGCAGCTCTTTCCCGCGCTCCGCCGCTACATGGACAATCCCTTCTTTTCCGGCTGGACCTTCAACAAGACGGAGATCCGCACGCCGGAGGGAGGCTTTGCCGTGGGTTTCTCCACCGACAACGCGGGACGTGCGGAAGGATGGCATCCAAAAATCTCGCCCGGCGTGGACCCGGTCTTTTACGTCCTGGACGAAGCCAAAACAATTCCGGACTCCATCTTCACCGCCGTTTCCCGCTGCACGCTCTTTCACGCGTTCATCACCTCGTCGCCTGGTGCCGATTCCGGCACCTTCTACGATTGCTTTCACAAAAATTCATCCCTTTACTATAAAATCCGCGTCAAATACGATGATTGCCCACACATCGAAATCAACGATCCAGGCAAGGCCGAACGCCTGAAAAAAGAATACGGAGAGCAATCCTCCTTTTATCGGTCCGCCATCCTCGGCGAATTCACCGACCTTGACGGACAATCCGTCATTTCCCGCCGCGCTCTCATGGAGCTGGTCAACAACCCGCCTCCCTTTCTTGACACCGGGGAGACCTGCGGCGGCTTCGACTTTGCCGCGGGGGGAGATGAAAACGTCTTCGCGGCCGGGCAGGGCAACCGTTTTTTCATCGCCGACCACTGGTCCGATCCAGACACTGTAGGAGCGCGCGGACGTTTCCGCCGGAAGGCCGCCGAACTCGGCATCTCCGCCGACCGCATCTTTGCCGACGGCGACGGCCTGGGGCTCCCCATCATTGACGACTTCCGCGCCGAGGGCTTTCCGGTGCACTCCTACCGCGGCGGATTCCCGGCGGATGACACACAAGCCTTTGTCAACCTGCGCGCCCAGGCATGGCGAGCCCTGGCCCGCGCCATTGAGGAAAAAGAACTCATCCTCGACATTAACGAGGACACGATTGAACAGCTGGTCGCGCCGCGGCTCCAAACCGACGCAATAGGCCGCGTCCGCATTGAAAGCAAGGAAGATATGGCAAAGCGGGGCGTTCGTTCCCCCGA